ATGGACGCGACGCACTTCATGACCATCGCCGATCCGGAGCCCAGCGGCCCGCTCGCCGTGCACGGCACCGCGATCGAAGACGCCGCGCTCGCCCGGGACGAGGCGCCCGAGTGGGTGATGCTGATTCCGGCGGGCGAGTTCAGCGGCCGCGACGGCCGCGGCCCGTTTCGCCTCACGAGCCCGGCGCAGGTGATCGCCGCGACCCGGGCGCTCGGGCTCGCCGCCGGCGTGCCGATCGATTACGACCATGCGACCGACTTCGCCGCGCCCAAGGGCCGGCCCGCGCCGGCCGCCGGATGGATTCGCGACTTAGCCGAGCGCGCGGGCGCGCTGTGGGGCCGCGTCGAATGGACACCGCATGGCGCGGCCGCGATCACCTCGCGCGAGTACCGCTATCTCTCGCCCGTATTCCAGTACGCGTCCGACGGCACGGTTACCCGGCTGTTGCGCGCGGGCCTGACGAACAATCCGAATCTTTATCTGACCGCTATCTCGGCGCGCTCGGGCGAGCCGCGGACCAATGCGCCGCGCGCGCGCGGCACCGCCCGCGCAGACCTCGGAGAAGGGGACGACGCGATGGACACCTTGCTCGAAGAATTGCGCGAGATGCTCGGGCTCAACCATGACGCCGCGCCGGCCGAGGTGCTGGCGGCGGTGCGCGCGCTCTACGACGATGCGCGTCGTTTCACTCGCGATGACGGCGAGGATGACGACGAGGATGACGATGACGACAGTCTGCGGGACGACGATCGCGTCGATGCCGGTCATCAAGGCGCGGATGCGACGGGCGCCGGCGCCGACCCGGCGCGTTTCGTCGCGGTCGCGCAGTTCCAGCGCGTACTGGGCGAGCTTAATCAGCTTCGCGCCGAGCGCGGGCGCGAACGCGCCGAGCGTGCGGTGGAAGACGCGATTCGCGCCGGCAAACTGATCCCGGCGCAGCGCGAGTGGGCGATCGCCTACTGCCAGGCGGATCACAACGGATTCGCCGCGTTTGTCGCGCGCCAGCCGGCCGCCTTCGGCGCGAACCAGGAAGGCGCGACGAGCGCCTTTGCGCCCGCGCCGGCGGCTCGCTCAACCAGGATGGCGCTCACTTCCACCGAGACCGCGATATGCGCGCAGCTGGGGCTCGACCCGCAGGATTACCTGGCGCGCAAGCGATCCGGTCGAAGTGATTTTCTGCGGCCCGGCCGCGGCAACGATTAGCCCGAAGCGCGCGGCGAACGGCTCGCACAACAGGATTCCGACGAGGTGAAGAAATGGCGGCCCTAAGCAGCTCTCGCAATACGCCCGAGATGGCCGATCACGGGCGCACGCAAATCTACCCGGTCGAGGCCAATACCACCGTGTACCTGGGGTCGATGGTCGCGCTCAACGCCAACGGCAACGCGGTGCCCGCGTCGTCGACTCCGGGCTTGCGCATCGTGGGCCGCGCCGAACGCACCCACCTCGGTTCTCCGGGCCAGGACGCGGTCAATCAATCTTCGGCAATGATTCCCGGCACCAACACGCCCGCGGGCGCGGCCGGTGCGATCTCGGTCGTCTGTGCGCGCGGCGTGTTTCTCTACGCCGTGAACGACGCCTCGATCGCGCAGCCGCAGGTCGGAATGCTGTGCTTCGCCGTGGACGACAACTCGGTTTCGCTGAGCGACGGCTCCGGCGCGACCGCGGTCAGCGCCCAATCGCACACGTTTCCCGCCGCGACCAGCGCGCAGATCGTCAGCCTCGGGCACGAGAACGTGTCCAGGGTGGTGGTGACCTCGGCGCCGGCCGGCACCACCTACACCGAGGGCACCGATTACCTGGTGGACTACCAGGCGGGCCTGATCCTGCTGCCGCCGAGCGGCGGCGCGATCGCCGCCGCTGCGACCGTGCTGGTTTCGTACAACTGGGGCGCGCCGACGCGCAGCGTCGCCGGTATCGTCGCCAATCTCGATTCGAGCGGCCAGGTCTGGGTGGATTTCTGGCGCCAGTCGGCGCTCGCAGCCTGAAGCGCGCGTCACGATCTCGCAGCCGCTCGCGCGCCCATGCCGCGAGCGCATACGGAAGCAACGATGGAAATCAGCGCAGCAAATCTCAACGCTCTGTTCACCGGCTTCGACGTCATCTTTCAGCGCGGCTTTGAAACTCCGCCCAGCTACTACGAGCAGATCGCCTCGATCGTGCGCTCGGGATCGCGCCAGACCACCTATCCCTGGCTCGGCCGCACCACGCGCTTTCGCGAATGGCTCGGCAGCCGCGTGGTGCAGGCGCTCGAGGCCCACGCCTACACCATCGTCAACCGCAATTTCGAGGACACCGTCGGCATCGACCGCAACGACATCGAAGACGATACCTACGGCGTGTATGAGCCGGTGATCGAGCAGCTCGGCTGGGACACCAAGGTGCATCCCGACTCACTGCTGTTCGCGATGATCAAGTCGGCGGTGAACACGCCCTCGTCGGTGACCGCCTATGACGGCCAGCCGTTTTTCTCGGCGACGCATCCGGTGGGCGCGATGGGCAATCCGCAGACCGAGGTGGCCAACGTCAACAGCAGCGGCAGCGGTCCATACTGGTTCCTGATCGACGCGTCGCGGCCGATCCGGCCGTTCATCTTTCAGCTCCGGCGCGAGTACGCGGTCACGAGGATGAATACGCTGACCGACGAGGCCGTGTTCAACCGGCGCGAATTCCGCTACGGCGTGGACGGCCGCGCCAACACCGGCGTGGGACTGTGGCAGCTCTGTTACGCGAGCAACACCGATCTGAGCGATCCGGCGAACTACGGCGCGGCGCGCGCGGCGATGCGCTCGATCAAGACCGACGGCGGCCTGCCCTTCGGCGCGCTGTCGAGCCGCAAGGGCCTCTACCTGCTGGTGCCGCCCGCGCTCGAGGAGGTCGCGCGCCAGTTGCTCAATTCGGAGTTCATGGTCGGCGCGGGCGCCAGCGCGGCGGTGCCCACCACCAACATCTGGCGCAATTCCGCGGATCTGATCGTCAGCGAATATCTCGCCTAGCCCCTCCTCCCGACGCGAGCCCGGAGCGGCGGCCGCAAGGCGCCGTTCCGGGCCGCCCACCAGCGAACGGGCCGGGTCAGCAACAAGGATGTGACCGCAGATGGTTTACGCGCAGCCCTCGGACATGATCGCACGCTATCCGAATCGCGATCTCGTGCAGCTCACCAACGAGGATCCGACCGAGACCGCGGTCAACCAGGACGTGCTGGCGCAGGCGCTGGCCGACGCCTCGGCCGAGATCGACGGCTACCTGGAAGGCCGCTTCACGCTGCCGCTCGGCGACGCGCCGGCCGTGCTCACGCGCCTGACGTGCGACATCGCTATGTACCGGATGCAGGCGCTGCGCCCGCTGCACGACCTCGCCGAGGCGCGCAGACGCTACGAAGACGCGCTGGCGATGCTGGTTCGAGTCGCCGACGGCACGCTCACGCTCGGGCTCGCGCAAGACAACCAGGAGCCGGGCGCGGCCGCCGGCGCGGTGCTCACCGACGCGGGCGGCGACCGCTCGGGCGTGCTGCCGCAGCGCGTTTTCAGCCGCGGAAGCCTCAAGGGGTTCTGACCATGGGCGTGATGCTCGACAGCCCCTGGGCGGGCCAGGTTTTCACCCCGCCCACCCCGGTCGATATCGCGACGCTGGAGTCGGCGATCGCGGCGCAGTTGCGCTCGCAGGTGGCGGCGATCGAGGTGGTCCGGTTTCCCGACAAGCCGGCCGCGTACCGCCTGACCCATCGTATCGGCGCGGCGCTGGTCGCCTGGCGGGGATCGACCTTCGGCGCGCTGATCGACACGGACGCGGTGGTGCAGACGCGCCGGCTCGAGTTCGAGGTGAGCCTGCTGGTGCGGGATCTCGGATGGGCCTTCGGCGCCGACGCGGCGGGGCCGAGCCCGGGCGCGTACGCATTGCTCGAGGCGGTGCGCGCCGCGCTCACCGGCTTCACGGTGCCGGGATGCCGCAAGATGTTCCCGCTGCGCGAGCAGTTTGCGGGCCGCGACGCGCAGGGCGGCGCATGGACCTGGTCGACGCTGTACGCGCTCGACACGATCGCGATGGAGGGCGCGAGCGTGCCGAACTTCCCGGTCCTGGTCAGGGGAGTGGCGCTCGAGGAGGGCGGCCAAACCTCATTCAAAGCCGCGGCCTCCGCCTATACGTTCAACGCGCAGGACCTGATTCAGCTCCCGGTCGGAAACATAGTCAGCCTCGCGATTACTCCGCAGGGCGGCGGCAATGCATATGTCGCCGGAACTGACTATGCGCTCGACGCGGTCAACGGAATCGTGGCGCGCGTCGCGACCGGGACGATCCCATCCGGCGCCACGATCGTCATTGCCTACACCTATGCGGACAGTGTGGTCGCTATCGCGGGCGGATCTTCGTCGCCGACCGCTCCCAGCAACTGATGCGCGAGCGGCGAATTTTCGCGGGCACGCAAAGAAGGTGAATCAAAATGCCAGCCAGCTTTCTTCACGGAATTGAAACGCTCGAAATCGCGACCGGTCCCGTGCCGATCACGGTGGTCAAATCGGCCGTCATCGGCCTGGTCGGCTCGGCGCCGCGATGGGCCGCGGTCGGCGCACAGCCGTTGTGGCAGCCCAACAGCATCGTCGCCGCGGGCCAGCAAGTCGTCGATCCCAACGGCAACATCCAGCAATGCCTGACCGCCGGCACCACCGGCGCGGCGGCTCCGTCATGGGCGACAGCGCTCGACGCCACGACCAACGACGGCACCGCGGTGTGGAAGCTGGTGACGATTGCCGGGACGCTGATGCAGACGCCGACCCTGGTGAACTTCACCGCCAACCCGAATATCGCCGGCTCAGCCGCCGCGTTCGGCCCGCTGATGCAGGGTTACAGCATCCCCTATGCGCTCGCCGCGATTCAGGCGCAGGGCGCGGGGCAGGTCATTGTAGTCGACGTGTTCAATCCGTACGTTCACTACACCGCGGTCGCGGCGCAGGCGATGGCGATGCCGGCGTCGGGTCCGCAGGCGCTCAACCTCGGGCACATGGGCGTCTGGGACGTGATAGTCAGGAACAGCGCCGGCTCGACTACTTATATCAACGGCACTGACTATACGCTCGACGCCGTCAACGGGGTGATCACGCAGAAGTCGGGCGGCGCGATTACCGCCGGCGAAGCGCTGAGCGTTTCGTTCAGCTACGCGGATCCGGGCAGGATCCAGGACAGCGATATCGTCGGCGCGGTCACCGGGACGAGCTACACCGGAATCCAGGCGCTGCGCACGACTTACGGCACGATGGGATTCTTTCCCAAGATCCTGATCGCCCCGGGCTACTCGCAGAACGCGGCGACCGCCGCCGCGCTGCTCGCCACGGCCTCGAGCATTCGCGCGATCGCACTGATCGATTCTCCGCCATCGACTTCGCCGGCGACGGTGATCGCCAACCGCGGCGCCGCCGGCAACGTGTTCGACACCAGCTCGGATCGCGCGGTGCTGTGCTATCCGCAGGCGCGCTTCTCCGACCTGGGCCTGGTGCCGACCGCGGTAACGCTCAACTCC